ACCCGCAAGGGTAAAAGACTGACCAACCTCTAACGGGTCTGCGTTTGTAAGTAGTACGACAACCGCGTAGTTGTCAACTATGTACTTTTGTGAGACCGAATAGACGGCCATGACGGCCTACCTTTCGGAAATTATGACTTAAGAAGTTTTACGAACTTGGTTGCGTCTGCCATGAACGCGGCTGCGTAGCCACGGAAAGCAATCGTTCGGCCGAGGGTGCTTGGTACGTCAATTGAAATGGCGCCCTTTTGCTGTTCGTAGAATTCAAAGCCTGCTGCTGCGCCTGCCGCATGTCCTACGACACCTTGCAAAGCACCCGAACCGGTACCGCCAGCCATGTTCTTGTCAACAACGAGGACGAGACCCAATGGGTTGCCGTTCCATGATGTTGCAGCCGAATTGCCGAACGCGTTTTGACCAATAAGGTTTGGTGCGCCCACGTATGGGAATACTGGCTGGCCCGTTGACGTGGTAAGCATGCCCAATTTCGCCCATGTGATCGGGCTCACGAAATAATGGGTTGGCAAGTAGTTGCTGCTATTGCTGATTTGGTATGCAGCGCCGTAGATCGCTTCAATGAAGTCGGCTGGCGATGACAAGTCAGCGACGGTTTCGGATTGTGTTACACCGCTAACCATGGTGTCAACTGCGTAGTTGTCCGTGGCCTGTCCGTAAGCGATAGCCAACTGATTGATGACGATGTTGAGTGAATTTGGGTCTGTCCAGTCAAGGTCTTGTTCCGACAAAGTGACGTACGTTCCAAAAGTCAATTTTGAAATGTCGTTGTTTGTAACGGTAACGGTTGATGGGTCTAGCGCTGTCAACTGTCCTGTTGGCTGTTGGGTGACTACTGGTCGTGTTCCAATTTTTGGACGACGGAAAGTAGCGCCACTCTGTGGCATTGCGCGGGTACCAATTGCCGACACGAAAGGCCTCACTGGGTTTAGCGAGTCGTACACGCTGCCAGTGATGATTTCAGGAAGGATACCGGGCGTACTTTCGGTGTTGATGTCTGGCGCAACGCCCGGTGCTGCTTGCACCATTGCGCTGTTGATGTTTGCGTTTAGTTGTGCAAAGTCTGCACCACCGCGCACAAATGAAGCGATGTATTCGCTAGGTGATGGCAAGCGCAACTTGCGGGCCTGTGCGTAAATCGGTTGCACGGCTGACGCTTCGATTACTGCTGGTGCTTCAATTTCGTTTGACATTTCGGTTACTTCCTTTTCTTGGTCTTGTTCTTTATTTAACTCTACTTCGGGTTCGTTTTGGTGGATACTGGCAGCGACGCGTTCTACCTTTGCAGCCTCAAATGCGCCATAGGGCAAAAGCGACAATTCTTGCCAATTTGCTTTGCTAACGATCATGGTTCCGGCTTCGTCAAAACTAAATTCAACTGGTTCAACGCCTACCGAAAGGCTGTCTAAAACGCCGTCCATTGCTAGTTGCAAACTTTCGTTACCTAAAACTGTTTCGCTAATTTTGGCCTCAAACATAACAAAATTGCCAACTTCGGTTCGTTCGTTGACTATGCCGATCGGCTGGGTGCTGTCATGGTAAAGGTACATTTTTGGCTTTTTACCTTCAAGCGGTAGCGAGCCGGGCAAAAACCTAACCACTTGGCCGTCGGAAACTACGGCGTCAACGTTGTATTCGAGTGCGACGCCAGCAAGGGTGCGACGTGGCAGCGCGTCACCTTTTGCGGCGTCTAAATTTAATTCTTGTGGGGTCAACCTAAGCATTGCTTTGCCTCATTTCCTCGGGCGTTTCTTCAACGTAAACCTCGGTGTTGTATTCGTTTGCTAAGTAACTTTCAATGTCAAACATAACACCGGTGCCACGCGGTAGGACGTTATCCGCGCTAAGTGTTTCTTGTATGCAATCTATGTACGGTTTTACGCCGAACGTGTAAAGGTCGCGCGACGCTTCCGACGATGAAACATAACTGTAATTTCCAATGCTCACGGAAACAAGGTACGCGGGAACGTTTGCAAGCCGAGCGATCTCTTTTGATTGGTATTCGGCAGCGTCAATAAGCAACATTTTGTCGGGTGTTGCTGTATTTGGTATTACCTCTACAAATTCGTTTACCGCGCACGTCGCTGAATTCAATCTTGCGTGATCGTAGGCCGCGGCCATGTCCGATAATTCTTGCGCGCTCATAGGCTCGCCGCCAACCTGACGCAAAGTCGTAGCCGGCATGGTTGACAGGCTGTTTCGGTTACGCGCTTGCTCTAGTTTTAGCGCGGTGTTAATTGACGTGTAGCCAGTAAAAATTAACCCTTGCACTGGTGACATAAACTGAATTACGTCTTTGTAATCAATTGGTAAACCGTTAAACAAAATTTGTTTTGATGGGCCGAACCTAACCGATGACTGCTGATCTTGCAAGGTAATCATTGCAGCTGGTAGACGCGTAAAATTCATTGGGTAGCCGTCAGCGCTACGTTCTGTAACGAACCAGTAGGCCGAACCGTAAAACAACAAGTCGTCAAAAGTCCACGACAAAATAAAGTTGTTTGTTACGCCTTTGTCAATTCGACGCAACCAACTACGCGGTGCTTCGGGCACCTTTTCCATTTCGTCGCCGTTCCACATTTCTTTAAACATGACTAATGGCAAACAACCAATAACGCTAGCCATAAGATCGCGCGCACGACTTAGCGTTGGTACCTGCATAAAACGTGCGCGTTGGTCGCCTTCTACATAGGCGTAAAAGTTGTTAATTTGCGACGCGCCAGCATTGCCACCCGCAGCGGCTTTAACTGTTTTTGCTGGTTCGGGTTTGCTAGTAAAAATGCCCATAATTTTAGTTTGTCACAATCTGCCGGGTTTTGGTGGCACTAGCCAGCGCCGACAATCCCCGACGGAAAGCGAGCCAACTAGTGCCAAAACAACTTTACTGTAAACCGCTAACAATTACGGGTTTGCCAATTAGTTGTGGACGTGACGCCAGCGCGGCTGCCCAAATCATGCAACGACACGCTTCAATTGGCCCGGGTGAACGTGTGCTAGATACCGCAACGCTGCCTTGGTGTTTGATTAAAACGGCGCGGTTTACATGACTGTTTAACAAGTTTTCGTTGTTGTGGGTTATGCGGTTTTCTAAGATCATGGCCCTAACGGCGCTAGTCCATTTCAATAATTCTTTGTAGCCAACGATTGTGCGTCGGCGTTCGTGTTGTGGCGGGCAATGGTTTTCTAATGCTGGCACTATGGCAAGCCGTAGGTTTGGGTTTAGCGCTATTTCGGTTTCTACTTTGGCCCATAATTCGGCAATGGTTCGCGCCACAAACGCTATTTTTACATGGGTTTTGTTGCCTACTTGTACGGCGCGCACGGCGGTATACGTGCTTTCGTCTACGGCTATTTCAATTGCTAACACCCCGCCCGGTGGCGCTGGTTGGTCGGTTGCTAACGCCTCGAATACGCCCGGCTCTAACCATGCGGTTGTGTGGGCCTGCCATAGGTTTACCGACGCACGTAGAAACGCTATTCGGTTCGGGCTTTCTGCTTCGGAATGAATTGTTTTTAGGTCAAGCGTGTGCCCTAACGCTGGGTTGGCGTAAGCCCATGCTTCGGGTGTCATTGGGTCAATGGGTGGCGGGCTGTATTCGGCAAAATAAAGGCTGGTTTGTTCGCCGCTGTCAATTGCGCGCAAACCCTGATCGCGCCAGCGAAGCATGGCCGTACTTTCTTGCGTTCCCGCTGTTGACGTCATAAGAAAACTAGGGTTCTTTTTTGCGCGTTGGCTAGGTAATAAACCTTCGTCAATTGCGGCTTGGCTAATGTCAAACACTTCGTCGGCAATGATGAGATCACATGAGTAACCGTGACCCGCTGCGGGTGTCGCCGCTCGAACATGCCACGTTGACCCGTCGGGCATGACAAGTTTTTGCCGGCCATAAGACCAACTAATTTCGGCACCGAAACGATCTTTTAAAATTGGGGCAAGGTACGAAAAGAAAGCGGTTGCAAGGTCAAGTTTGTGCGCGGTACTAATCACCGTTACCGGCTTGCCTCTTTCCTTGCCTTGGGTTGCTAGGAACCAGCCAAGGTAGGCGGCGTTCATAGTTGTCTTACCATTTTGACGCGCGACCGAAACCAAGTTAACCCGGTGCAACCAATCCCCGTTTGCTTCTTTTGCCGTAATTCCATGCAAAACATGTAGTTGCCATGGCATTAAATCCACGTTTAACACCTCATTAGCAAAGTACCCAATCTCGGTTGCAGCCGATTGGTGACCGCTGTGAGTGGTCGTTTCCAATCTTGGCTGGTTGTGGCCAGTTAGACCAAGCCCGTCGTTATTGGGGAATATACGAAATATGTCT